CTGACTACTACCATGGCTATTAGCAATACCTACCAACCGTCCGTGCCGACCTCCCCGTCTAGCACTGGTTCGAATGTCGGCAACCGCGAGGATCTCAGCAATGAGCTTACCCTGCTTGCCCCGGAAGAAACCCCGATCCTCTCGCTGGCGGCGAAGACCCGTGCTTCGTCCACCTTCCATGAGTGGATCATCGACGACCTTGCCGCTCCCAGCACCGCTGGTATCTCGGAAGGCTCGGATGTGACTGCGTTCACGGACCAATTTGCCGGTCGTGCGCGCCTCGGCAACTACACCCAACTGTTCCGTCGTGACTACCTGGTGTCGAACCTGCAACAAGCGGTTTCGAGCGTTGGTCCCGCGAACATCGCTCAAGCGGAAGCCAAGGCGATGCGCGAACTGAAGCGTGACGTTGAGGCCCGCATCTGCGGTGCTTCGGACATGACCGCTGAGAATGGTGCTGGCACTCCCTACACCTTCCGTGGTCTTGGTTCGTGGCTGTCGAACTCGGCTCAGACGACCAACCCGGTCCCCGCTGCGTATCGCACTCCGGCGGATTCGATTGTCACCTCTGCTCCGACTGAGACTGATTTCAACAACATCCTTGGTTCGATCTTCACCGAAACCGGTGAGATGGGCAACCTGACGCTTGTTGCCAACGTTGCTCTTCGCAAGGTGATCTCTGGCTTCTCTCGCACGCAAACTGACACTGCGAACATTGCTGAAATCTACCGTGTCAACCAAGATGCCGATGCAAAGAAGATCACCTTCTCGGTTTCGCTCTTTGACTCGGACTTCGGTCTGGTGCGTGTGCTGAACGGCAACCCTGCCTGCATGACCTCGTCGAACAAGTTGGGCTACATCCTTGATCCCAAGTATCTGTCCTTCGCTACCCTTATCCCGATGGGTGCTACGCGCCTTGAGAACCAAGGTGGTGGCGAGCGTGGTTACGTTGACATGGCCGGAACGCTTGTCTGCAAGTCGCCCCAAGCCCACGGCAAGATCGCTTACGCCTAATCCAAACCAGAAACAACAATACCATGAAACTTAGTGTTCAAGAAGCCGCGCTTGGTAGTTACACCGACATCTATCGGTTGACTGCCGCTCAAATCACTGCACTTGGGACTGGCAATCAAGTGACTGTCGGAAAGGTTGCTGCTGGTGGGATCGTCACCAATGCGACCGTGTATGAAATCACGACCTCTGCCGGAACGTCCACCGACCTCGTCCTTGATGTCGGCACGACCACCGCAGACCCTGATGAATACATCGATGCGCTTAACCTGACCACCCTTACGAAGGTCGCGTTTTGCACCGGTGACGCCTACACGTCGGGTGGCGATGCCGGGACGCTCAATGGTGCTATCAACAACACCACTGGCGACCTTGACATCAAGGCCGAGGTGAACTTCACCGGGACCGTGACTGGTGGTGAGTGGCTTATCGCCCTCAACATCCTCAATCCTGGCGGTCTCGCCTCGTAATCGAATCAATGGGGAGGGTGTCTTCGGATGCCCTCCCCTATTCTTCATAACCATGTTGCTTAAGGCATCTGAAGAAGCGATGACTGCTGCGGTCATCAAGGAGCTTTGTTCTGGTCGTCAGTTCCTTGATTCGTTGCAGAAGTATCGTGAAAAAGGGGCGGCAGAAATTGCTGCGGAATCTAGGAAGTTTGCGCCGAATAAGAGTTTTCGGCATGTAGCGGAAATCCCACAACGGGAGTTCCTGCAAATCGCACACAAATACGGTCAGGAATGCTGGTCAGACCGTGAATTTCTGCGTGACTTTCAACGCCTTGAGCCTACCATGGCCGTGCATAAACTTTGACCTGAATGCAAACTAGGACTTACGCGGAACTCTACAGTCTAATCCAGAGTCTTTGCGGAGTCATCTTCGCGGACATTGAAAAGCCCCGCATTCGTTCCCTAGTGAATCGACGGGCGCAGCGAGCCTATCGTGCTACGAACTACTGGACTAGGTTCCTCCATGTTGGCGAGGAACGTGCAGTGTCCAGCAACCTTGTGCCTTTCGCCCAGTCTGGACTGGATACGATTGACACCTATCTCCGCATTTGGAAGCAGCAGCCGTATCAGTCTGCATCGGTGCAGGAGTTTGACTTTATCGTGACTGCCTCTGGGGCCACGTTGGTCGCAGGCGACCTTGATCCCACTGCTGTCTGGGTGACCTACAAGGCGCAACTCGACGACATCTACGGGGACCAGAGTGGTGATACCACCAACGTCCCCAGGGAGTGGTTTGAGTATCTTGCCCACGGAACCTACTCCGATTACCTCCGTGCTGAAGGACAGCAGGAGAAGGCCGCATTGGCCGATCAAGAGGCATTCGACATTCTCACTGATGAACTCATCAAGCTGGACGAACAAGGGACGCAGAACGTGATCTCCAATCGAATCAGCACGAACGCAAATATGCAACTTCGCGGTTGGTAATATGTCCTACGCTTACTCTCTTTCCCAGAAATGCACCGGAGCGCAACAACTTGCTCCATGGCCTTCGTTGAATCTTGACTTTGCGAATGGGGACTATCTGACCTCCGCTGGGTTTGCAGATCAAGCATCGGTTGGCAGTGCGAACTTCAACTTGGGAGTATCGACTGGCGCGACTCCGGTATTCACCAGTGCATCTGGCGCGACCTATCGTTACAGTGACGGGTATCTTCGGTATGCGCCAGAGAACTTGCTGACGTATTCTCAAGATTTTGCTAATGGGGCGTGGAGTAAAATAGGTTTAAATTCAACAGGAACTCCTCCATACAGTAATGTTGCTTCCGCCCCAGACGGGACAATTACTGCTGACGCCCTAATCGCCAATGGAGCAAACTCAAACCATTATGTATATGTAAGTGCATCAAGGACATGGCAGCCATTCCCGCATTCGTTTTCATGCTATATGAAAATGAACACCAATCGGTATGGGTGGATTGGTTGTTATGATGGAACCAATTCATATCAGGGAGTATTTGATTTACTTAATGGAGCCTATGTTGGCAAAGCAACTTCAAGTCAGAACATCACTGCAAGTATTGAGCTGATTTCAGATGGGTGGTATAGATGCTCTGTGTTGTTTACTCCGCTAGCTGCATCCGCCTCGTTCTCCACTCAAATTGGGACAACTAACAATGGGTCACTTGGATTAGTGGACAGTAGCTCTGGCTCAATCTACATCTGGGGCGCACAGCTTGAGCGTCACTCTTCTGCGCGTCCATACATCAGCACGGTTGCAAGCCAAGTCTTCGGTCCTCGTTTCGAGTATGACACCAGTGGGAATCCGATTGGCCTGCTGATCGAGGAGAGCAGCACGAACTTGCTGACGTATTCTGAAGGCTTCAGCAACGATGTTGCATGGCTCAAGGTAGCCGCAACGTATGTCGGCACAACTACCGCGCCGAACAACACGAATACGGCGTCTACGATCAACGCTACTTCGACCAGCAACGTCGTCCGCCAAGCTGCTACTGTACTCGCCAGCACGAAGTATGTTTTCTCATTCTACGTCAAACGAGGGACCGCCACAAATCTCAAGTACGCGATCTACAACCTCAGTGCATTGTCGTTCATCATTGGGCCGACATCCTACTACTCAAGCACCAGTAACGAGTGGTCGCGGATAGCTGTTGAGTTCACGACCCCAGCAGGGTGTACCTCCGTCGGTGTGTATGTCATGTCCGATACCGGCTCCACCGGAACTGCCAGTTTCTGGGGCGCACAACTTGAGCAGAAATCATTCGCTACGAGCTACATCCCAACCGTGGCGTCTACTGCTTCCCGCTCTGCTGATACCTGCACCATTTCTGGTGCATCGTTCACTGGGTTCTTCCCTGCTGGCAACCTATCTGTAGTGTCTGCTGGCGACCGTATTGCGAATATCGCCAATAGCGGGTTCTACGACTTCTACTCGCTTGCCAATTCATTCACTGCGCTCAATCATTCGCTTTCCTCTGGGAATGAAGTCATTACGATTGGGGTTGCCACTAACGAAGTAATCTCCCTTGGAGCAGCTTCTGCGGTCAACGTGGAAACGAAGATCGCGGTGTCTCACGATCAAGTGAATCTTGCCGGATCGCGTGACGGGTATGCAGTTGTCACTACGGCTGCTTCTGGAGGTTTCGGGTTTACTCCTGATCGGGTCTACATCGGATACCGGAAGGACGACAACAAGTATCTAAACGGACACATCTCGCTTCTCAAGGTCTACGACAAGTCGCTCGAAAGCAAGCTCACATCCCTCTCCGCATAACTAGATGAACTACGGTCCTGCTGATTACATCCTCTGTTTCGAGTCCCAAGCCCAAGCCGAGCAATTCGGTATCGCCAATGGGTTTGCGGTTGTGGGTAAAGACGGCAAGGTCCAGACTGTCCTTGCGACCCATCAATACGCGATGGACATCATCGGTGAGTGGATCGTCCAGACTCCCGGCGTAGACGCCAATGGCGACCCGTATCCGCCTACTCCAGACGGCAACTACTGGGTGCTGTTCCGCGACCTTGTTGGCCTAGATGTCCCTGTTGATGCGACTCCGTTCATCTACTGGGCTTCTTGGATGACCGAGGAGATCCCTGACCCAGAAGACCCAAGCAAGACCATTACCGTCCCTCTCCCGCGTCCAACTAACGACCCGCTTGTCCCAAACACCTGGTGGTTGTGAACCATTCTACGCACTACATCCTGCTCAACGGAATCACTGGGGTTTCAGCCTCCAGTCTGGCATTTATCGCCACTCTCGTCCAAGATGTTGAAGCGTGGATTCGCTTGACTACCTCGTTCTTCGGGCTAATTATCGCACTGATCACTCTGATCAACCTGATCCAGAAAAGGAAACAACCATGAATAAGCAACAAACCCTCGGCATCCTCCGTCACGTTCTGACTTTCGGCGGTGGCTTTGCCGTCGCTAAAGGATACGGCAGCGAGGCTATCGTGTCCGAACTTATTGGCGGGATTCTTTCCGTCATTGGGGCCGTCTGGTCCATCAAATCCAAGAAGTAATGGAATCCCAGAACCGGATCGTGATGGTCCTTTCGGACCTTCATGTCGGATCGACGGTTGGACTTTGGCCCAAGGGGTTCGTTTCTAACGAGGGGTATCTCATCGGGCAGAACAAGTTCCAAGAGTGGCTATGGGCCTGCTGGGAAAACATGCTCGACTGGGCGGATCGGACCATTGGCGACGATGGTTTCGAGATTGTCTTGAATGGTGACCTTGTAGACGGCATCCACCATAGGACATTGCAGGTCATGTCCCCGGATGTCGGTGACCAGACGGATGCCGTGAAGCAAGTCCTCCAGCGATTGTCCTCCAAGGCCAAACAGATCCACCTAGTCAAGGGGACGGAGTGCCACACCCGTAACGACGAGATCCGCATCGGGCGACATCTAGAAGCGACCGTGGATCCTCTGACCGGGCAACACGCATGGGACGTTCTGGACCTCGATGTCTGCGGAGTGCTATACAACTTCGCCCATCACATCGGGGCTACTGCCCGTTCCTACCTTGAGGCGTCTGCCCACTCGATTGCCCTGGGGGCTATCTCACACTCTCGGGCTAGGGCGAAGAAGCGAGTCCCTGACATCATCGTCCGGGGTCACCGACATCGGCACGGGATCTGGGACGACGGAAACCAGATGAGCGTGATCACCGGGGCGTGGCAGGGCTTGACCCGTTACGGCTACAAGGTGGTCCCCGACGCGATTCCGCAGCCTAGCGCGGTAATCTTCGACCACCGGACCACCGAACATGGTGACCTTCCTGTGGTCCATCGGCGAGTCTACACAGCAGAATAACATGGCAATCAAGATCGGCAGTTTAACCGGGCTGCAAATGGCGATGAGCGCAGTGACCAATAGGGTTCCGCTGCAAGAGGGAGAGTTCACCGTCTCATGCTTCTTGGATGAGATGAAGCTCAATGGCAAAACCATTGGACGCAATGCGGCTCGGAGGCATCTGGACAAACTCGTCAAGGATGGGACACTCACCAGTAGGCACGGTGTCGTCAATGGTGGACCAAACGCGACGATCTACAAGGCAGCACAATGAATGACGACGGAGAAGAACTGATTGCAGTGGCGATGTCCCTAATCGCCTTCTTTATCCTAGTGGCTTTCATCTACTACCTAGGGCAGCAAAATGGCAAGTGGTAAGGCGTCAGACAATCAGGTTGGAGGGACTCACTACGCCTGCCTTCCGATCCAGCCACTGCTCTACTGCCAGAAGAACAACCTTGGCTACTGCGAGTCATGCGTTGTGAAGTATGTGTCGAGGCACAAGGCGAAGGGCGGCAAGGAGGATCTTCTCAAGGCGATCCATTATCTTGAGCAACTAATCGAAATCGAATACGGAGATTAACATGGAATTTGAAGGAAAAGAAAGTCAGGTTAAACGAGTTCAGAACTCTCTGAACATCACTGCTGATGGCATTGATGGGCCAAAGACCTGGAGCGCAATCGAGAACCACATCTGTGGGTCAGTCGCAAGTCCCGATGTCCCTGTCCTGCCCGTGGACGCGTATCGGGTAGCCCTCTGCGTTGGTCACTCGCGCCTCGTGAATGGGAAGCCAGAAGGAGGGGCAGTATCCGTGGATGGCGTGTCCGAATGGGACTACAACTGCGAACTTGCATCCATGATCTCCTGTGCGCTGGAGGACTTCGGGATCGCTTCCAAGATCTACAGTCGATACGAGGGTAGCGGATACACTGCTGCGATGAACTGGCTTGCAGAGGAGATCCGCCGGGACAACAACGACCTAGCTATCGAACTTCACTTTAACTCCGCTGATGAATCCGCCAATGGCCATGAGTGGCTATACTGGTATACTTCCCAAGCGGGTGAGACACTTGCCAAGGAGTGCCGCGATAAGATGGTGGAGCTTGTCCCGCAGATCCGCTCCCGTGGCATCAAGCCAATCACCAGTGGATCTGACCGTGGAGGATCGTTCCTGATCAAGACGCACTGCCCAGCAATCATCTGCGAGCCGTTCTTCGGATCGAACCACTGTGACGCTGACATCGCAGAGACGAAGAAGGACGACATCGCAGAGGCGATTGCTCGGGGCATCAAGGAGTATTTCAGAATGTGACCTCGGTCAGGTCTGGTTTACGGAAGCTACCCCAGTTGAAATGTAGCCCGACACCTCCCTCCCGGATGCGGTCGAGAACAGCAGGCGACAGGGTTTCCGCAAACCTCTTGCGGTCGAAGTTGGAGATCAGCATCGTTGGTCGCCCGTCCATGTAGCGGGCGTCAATGATCTGAGTGAGCTTCCTGTCCTCGAAAGCGGTTTCCCCTCGCTCCTGGATCTCGTCGATCACAAGGAAGGCCGCGTTAGTCAGGCCGGAAATGATCTCCCGTTCTGACGGTCCCTCGTCGCTGTTGTAGCTTGAGCGAATGTCCATGAACAGGTTGACCGCAGTGGTGTAGATCCTAGGGTGATCGACCTCGATCCCGCCCCGCTTGTAGGTTGAGGCGGGGACTTCCGCGCTCTTGGCAAGCTCATAGGACATTCTGGTCTTGCCTGTCCCGTGCGCCCCGTAGGCGACGACAATTCCACCCTTCTTGATGCACGATGCCGCCTGCTTGTAGAAGTTCCACCACTCCTCTCCCGTGCATTCTGGAGCGTTGAGGTATCGCCTTGGAAATCCGATCAGTTTCATGGCAGTGATCAGATAATGCTGTGCCTGCGTTTGGCCCGATAGATCGTATTGACAATCGAGTAACGCTTGGAGTTGTCCTGCTTCTTGGGTTCCGGTGGAGGTGTCGGCTCGATTGCTTCCGCCTCATTGGTAGAGAGCAGCATCTGGAGCGCAGACGCCAACGAGATATTGAGGCGATCCGCGAGGTTGTTGATGCGCTTGACCGTCACGGTGTCCATCGAAACCCGAATGACCGTCTTGTCGTTGTCCAGCTTCCTGGGCCTACCTACTCGCCCAAAGCGATAGGTATCCCAGTTGATCTCTTTCTCTGTTGCTCCGATTGGTTGTAGTTTCATTGCGTAGTGTTGGTGCGCGAAGGGATCGGACCTTTTGCGCTAGGTTGGTTGTTAGGCGATGCTCCAGCGAGCGTAAGACTTGCCGTCCTTGCGGATGGTTTCGGTCTTGATGTGGTATCCTCGACGCCGCAGTTCGCTGATGCGGTTGCGGATGGTCATGGTCTTCCACCATTGGAATGCCTGGAGGGCGGTGATTGACCGTCCCTTCTGGAGGTGTTCCAGCAGTTTCTCCATGTTGCTCTTTGGCTTCTTCATCGTTTTAGTTGTTGGTGTTTTTCTTGGTGTGTATTGCTTCCAGCGAGAAGTGTCGGTCGAGACGGTCGAGAACTCCACTGATGATGTATTCAGTGATCATCTCGTAGTCAGGTTTCCCAGTTTCGATGAATGACTTATCGTAGCCCTCGTAAGCCCCGTCAATGATGCAGTCTCGGAGGGCAATGACCTCTTTAAGGGTGCAGTTCATTTGGCGTCTTTCACGAAGGTTCCATCAACCATGCGCCCCTTGCGGTCCTTGATCTCCTCCCATGCCGCTTGGACGCAATCCTCAAAGACGAGTCCTGCGCGTTCTGCTGCCAGCACAAGGCATACGGTGATGTCACCGATAGCGTCCTTGATCTCCGGGAGGTTGTCGTAGTAGGCGGCATCGAATGCCTCATTAAGTTCCTCCTTCGCCTTGTTGAGTTGGGTGAACAGGCTGCCCTGTCCTTCTGGCCCACAGATGTATCGGTCCACGCCCCACTGTCGGATGCGTCCAAATAGTTCGTTCATGCTAATTGCGGTCATTCTTCGACGTTGATGAATTCGTTAATTGATTCAGTTCCAAAGCCCCAAGCGCACAAAGATGGCCTGATCAGTTTGTCGATAACTTCTTCAAGGGAGAGGTAATCAGATTTAGTTTCGACGACTATCTTTGTTGGGTAGTCAAAAGTGCCAGATGTTGGTTCTAGTGTTAGTCTCATTATTGTTGGTGTTGTTTGGTTCCGTATGCTGCGATGAGAAGTGCGTCTGCTGTTGCGTGAGTCACCTTGATTCCTGGGAACATCTCCTGCGCCTTGCGCTTGGTGACATTCTTGTCCCCCTTGGTTAGGCAGCCAAGACTTTTCTGCCAAACCTGGGGACGAACACGCTCGAAAGGAACGCCCGCTGCGGTCAGTGCCATCTCAAGGTTACCGTATCCTCGCCCAAACGAGAACGCGGACACTACGCCCATCTGCGGGCTGGAAGACACCTGCTCGATGTAGGCGCGTAATCCAAACAGTGCGGTGTTTAACCTAGCTTCCGGGCTGCCTCCTTTGCCGCTCACGATGTCACAGATCAGATCCCAAAGATCCTCAAGGGTATCTGGCATCTTCTCGACGCAGGCTTTCCCGTCAGCGATCCACGCGATTCCTCCGTTAACCCCTGGGTCGATTCCAATTACAGTTTGCATTGTTCTGCTTTGGCTTTGGCACTGTCCGTCCTGACGTATTCGTGATAATACGCAGAGTTTCTTGCGATGATCTTCTCTCGATTCTTCTGGTAGTATTCCTTCATCTGTTTCGAGATACAGGACTTGCATTGACGCCTCTGTTCATAGAACTCTTCGGCATTCTTCGTCTGTCCGCACCCTTTGCATTTCTTCTTATCCGTAGGTGCTAGGAATTTCAGTATTGATCCCATTGGTTATCGTGGTTTAGTGTGTAGTATGATTTTATCTTGTTTGTTCAATTCGATCTTTGTAATGGCAACACTAGGCAAATCACGCTGTATTGCGCTAAGTCTATATCCGACTTGAATGAATGGGCCTCCTTCTGGATCAACGAATTCAAGTGATTGGCAGCCCTCAGTCATTCCATATCGGCACCATCCAGAGTTCACACGCAACATCCAGCGATTCTTCGATGTCTGCCGTAGCGTAGCGGATGGGCCGTAGCGGCCTTTGATGATAAACTTCAATTTAGGTAAGTGGTTGCCTGGTTGCATACGTATTGCTGAAGCGCGGCGTTGGATCTTGCAAGCTCCTCGATCCGATTCGCTGCTTCAGCGATGCAGGCGTTGGCAACACCGTCTTCGGATTGGATGTCATTAGCCAAGATGCGAAGCGCGGAGATCAAGATGTCGTTGGGAGTTCGTGGTGTGTCGCTCATTGGTTTGCTCCTTTCACAGCTTCGAGTGCTTCGTAAGCATGCTCTACTTCAGCATCAAATCCAGAGGACCGATAATCAAATCGACATCCACGTGGCTTCCCGTCCATGTGGATGGAGACACATTGGACTCTGTTGAGAAAAATTTTCAAAGCATCAACCAGCCAGTAGCGTTGCTCACGCATCTCAGCAAGCTCGCGCTCAAGCTCGCGGGAGAAGTCGGCTCGCACATAATAGTCTCCTTCGTCTGGATTCCATCCGAAGAATTCGGCTTTTGCGTCAGTTCGTGGTGTGTCGCTCATGGTTTCACCTCCTTCAGCCATGTTGACACTGAAAAGTTCGGCTTGTATTCACCAACAAGCTTCACCAATTGAAACGGCTGTTCCCACAAATCGTTGTCTTTTCTGATGCAGACGCAGGCATGTTTGAAATTCCAAGCCATTCTTGCCTCCGCGTCATCAAGCGCAGCGTTTTTACTTGGATATGGTCCGTTCACATAGCGACCTCCATCTCCATCCATCTCTATCGTGTAGAAGCTCACGGCTGCACCTCCTTCCCATACAGTTCCTCATACTCGTACCAAGCGTTCTGGCCCTTTAGGTCGTAGTAACGGGCGATGAGCTTGACGAGTGTTGCCTCGTAGCTTTCCTCTCCATCCACGAACTCATCGAGATGTCGCGTCAACCGGAGGAATCCATCCTTAAAGTCGAATGTTTCGATAGTCATGGCTGCTCCTCCTTGGTGTAGCTATAGTATTTGCAATCATTCCATGCCTCTTCATTGAGCCCAGTCTGCATGCTAGCAATTGATTCATGTTCAAGTCTTGAAAACTCTTCTTCTGCTTTAATCGCTGCATCAAAACTCTCGATCTGACTTAATGTCTTTATTAACCCGTGTTTTTCGTAGCATAATGGTTGCCCAATCTCTCCACATTCATGGCATTCTGGGCAAATGCAGTCGTCGATTGTTTTTCCGCAGACGCTGCAAATTTCTGGATAATCGTCTGGAGGTCCAGAACACCCTGGGGGATAAGACCATCCAAAAGCTCCACTCATGACTCCCCCTTTCTCCAGAAGAACAGTTTGGCCTTGATGCTCTTTACGGCTTCCTTTCGGCGTTGGTCCTCCGCGTTCTTCTCCGCGATACCGCAGAAGATTGCGTAGGTTAGTCCTGGGGTTTCTCTTCCAATTACTTCTGTTCGTTGCAGTTTCATGTTGGTTGTGTGGTTAGACTGGTTCCTCGTTCCAGAGGCGGAGCTTGAGTTTCTTGGCTAGTCCTGCGATGGCAATGTCCTTGTCCTTGTTGCGGTAGAAGTGGTTCGTCCTGCTCTTGTAGGCGATCCATCCTCCGTCGTCAGTCTCCTTCACCTGGAGGTGATGCCGTTTCATCCATTGCAGCTTGGGCGACAGGTCTTCCGGCAGATCGTCGAACAATAGGTCACTCATCCTTTGATCGTGTTGAGTTCGCTTTTGTGCCTCCAGACCTCGACGCTGTAGGGATTGGAGAACTCCACTAGGACGCAATCGCACCCGGCCATGTCGCGGACCACGGTGTTGAACCAAGCCATATGCGTTTGGTTCTTGTAGCTGTATGGAGTGGTCATTGAGACATATCCATCCCTAGCAGCCTCCATAGGAGTGAGTTTTATCATTTCCCTCATGATCAGAATGGGATGTCGTCAACGGGTTCGTCCCAGCCATTGGATGCCTTCTTGGCTTGAGGCGCGGCTTGTTGCTGCTGTTGCTGCTGCTGTCCATTGCGCTCAACGATCTTCGCATTGCCGAGGATCTCGCCCTTGACGTTGGGATCCCCGCTGTTCTGGATGATCATGCCGTCATCGCCATACTTGCCCTTCTCATCCTTGAGTAGGACGGAGAAGTTAAAGTAGATCTTCCCGCTTTTCGGAGCCTTGTAGAACAAGTTTCGATCCACCTTGCTAGCTTCAATGCTGCACCTGATAATTTGCGTAATCGCCATGGTTTTGTTTTCTGTTTGTTATTAGTTACTGGTTATTCTCAATCCACTTGGGAGCTTCTACAGTCTGGAGTCCGTCGATTGCCTTGGGCCAATGATTCTTGGCAACGCAGTCCTGCCAGAGCGCGATGGCATTCATGTATCCCTCACGCCCCTTGGCAATCAGCTCCTCGGATAGCTTGACCCACGCGTATTCAAACGGTTGTTCGACTTCGGCAAAGAGGAACAGGAAGCCCGTGCGGTTCTCCCCGGTCGCGGCGTTGTATAGGTCGAGGTAGAGTGCCGCCTGCCAGTGATAGCCCCGACTGACAATGAGTCGCTGGATGTTCTGGAGGCTAGTGATCGCGGAGGTCGTCTTCAGATCCACAAGGCAGTTCCCGTTGAGCGGAACGATGTCGATCATGCCCTTAACCTCCGTGGCCCCGATAGACCCGAAGACCGCGACCTCGCACTCGATGTCGCCAAGCCCGAAGAACTGCGGGTCATCCTGGATCACGGTCACCAATTCAGCGGCACGGTCGATATCGGACTCATCCACGATGGTCTTGCCTTCAGCGATGCGATCCGCCTTCCACGCCTTGGCTTCGTTGGTGCGGAAGCTATCGTATGGTGAGACGACGAACTGGTCATCGAAGCTCTTCGGGTCGAGGAGCAGCGCATGCGCCAGAGTGCCGAACGCCATTGCGTCCGTTGCTGGCTTGGGCTTCCCGTGCCGCCACTTGTATGGGCTTTGATGGAATGCCCAGAGCATCGACTTGGATACCGGGCCGGACAGGTTGGCTGGAGTCGCCCCACTTGAGTAGTAGGACGACCCCATGTTCTTGACGATCTTCATTGATGTGTGTGTTGCTGTTGTTTGATTCTAATTGGGATTCGTTTGGCGATGCAGTATTCGATGTCCCTTCCAAGTGGATGCCCAAATCCTGATCTTACATTTCCGTCTTCATCCTCACAGTATTCCCAATAACATTCCCATTCTGCGCCATCGGCAATCGCGTGAATCGTATCTGCCAGTTTCCTAAGGTCTTCACGGTTCATGGCTGCCCATCCTTCCACTTTCCGAGCAGCCGCAGGGCTTCGTCGCGCTGTTCCCTGAGCAGATCGCGCTCTTTTGTTAGATCAATAAGCTCAGTAGCAAGGCTGCTGACGAGCTTTCTGGCGTTGTTAAGCGCAACGCTATCTGTATTGACTGTAGAGAGGAACGAATCTGTCGGTCCAATATTCCCCGTGGTTAAGTACGCAAAGCATGAGCCGCACAAGTCGCCAACAAACACACCTTGATGCGAGTGGTTTGTGCATCCGTGAACGATGCATTTTCTGGACTGGTTCACGGCTGTTCCTCCTCCCACTTGCCGAGCGTCCGCAGGAAAGCCTCGGCGCGTTGGCGGGCGGTTGCGCGGATTGACCCTGTATTCCATTGGTCGTTGCACATGTCATCGAGATGATTGCAGAACGCAAGCCATTTCCATTTGTCGTGGCGTATCGTCTCCTCCGCTTCGTGCATCGCGTTGAGGTCGTTGACGTAATCCTTGGGGAACCTCCAAGGCTGGATGGTTCTAATGACTTCGATGATTGCGATGTTGATCTGTTCATCGGTCATTGTGCTGCCTCCTCGATGAGTTTATCCAGCATCTTGACGGTCCCCTTGAGTGCGCCAGCAAGCGGTCCAGCATGCTCGGGTTCTATGATCTCCGCCTCGACGGGTTGCGGTTCCTCGATGACGGGTTCCGGCTCGACAAACGGATTCTGGCGCGGCGTGACATTACGGGGAGGTTCCGCGAAGTCGCGAACCTCATCCTGGGTGTAGAAGCCAAGGGACAGGTCGCTGGCGTATGCTCTGGACCAGAACGAGGCGGCACGATAGCGGAGCATCTGCCCCGGCATCGTCAGCCACTTGCTGCCGTTCTTCGTGGACCACCCTTCCTTCTTCGCCATCTCCAAGGTGATTTTCTCGCCCTTGAGTTCCTGTCCGCTTGCCTTGTCAGTCGCCACAGCGTAGCAGGACGTAGGCGCATCGTCGTTGTCAAAAACGAAGCGCAGGGGCGTATAGCGACCACAGGAGTTCACCATGCCGATAAGAGCGGTTGCGCTCCATGACGGGCGACCGTGGATAATGGCGAGGTTCTGGCAGACCATTAGGGGATCGAGGCGGGTCCGCTTTGCAACGTTGATTGCGATGCCGCAGTTGGCGACGTTACCCTGGAAGTCCTTCGGGACGAGGCTGCTGCTGGCGAGCATCTTGGCTTGCCGCTGGGCCAATTCAAAGGCTTGGGTTTCCGCTTGGACAAGGGCGAGCGCGTTGCTTTGCGGTTCGTGCGCCGCGATTTCGGTGGTTTGTTCGTTGCTCATGGTGGTTACTCGTTGGTTTGTGGTTCAGTGGTCACTTCGGGCTTGCTCTCAAGGTAAAGGCAGATTGCCTTCATGCGCTCGGCGGCGTCCCCATCACAGGGGATGGTCATCTTGCGCTTGTAGATCACCTTATTGATGTGCTTCTCGGTGACTGTGATCTCGATGTGGTGCTGTTTCTTGGGTCGTGGCATTGCAGTGTTTGGTTCGTGTTGTGCCGATTGGCGTTTCTAGGTTCGTGTTTTCGCGGGAAAGGTCAAAACAATTCGTCGTTTCGAGTGAGATTTTTTTCGTTGCCCCATTGCTCGGCCATTGCAGCCGCGATTCCTGGGTAAGTTTCCGAGCGAATTTTCCACCGTAAGTCACTGGGTCCGAGTCTGTTCTGCCCAGAGTCTGTCTGATTCCCCCAGCGTTCCTTGCCGTTCACGACCCTTGGGGGAACGTATTCTGTTGGTCGCAGATTCGGCAGGTTCTTCAGCCAGAGACAGGTCTTCTTGCTGGCATCATGCCCGAATTGCCAAGGCTGGATCACCTGATCGGGTTTCCTGATCCGGCTGGAAATCACGCTGATCGGATTCTCAAGAGCAATGTGCCTTATAGGCGCGTCCATGAGGAACCTCACGAAGTCCAAGGCGTCTTCGGTCAACTTGGGATCACGCAATCCCCTGGAGGTCCAGTGCATCCCGGAAACACTGAGATAGGTGCATGGCGGGTGCGCCACCATAAGATCCCATCCGTTGCCGATAATATCCCTGACATCTCCCTTATAGTGGAGTCCTGGGTGGTCAGTATCCAGCAGGTCGCAGGACCATGCTTCGTGACCCATCGCACGAAAAGCATCGCGCACGGTCCCGGAGTATTCGCAGGCAATTAGGATTCTCATTGGTTCGTGTTTTCTGTATTTTGGGTGCTTCCATCATATAGACCAAGTTCTTTGACGACATCCGCGCATACTCTCGACATCAATTTGTCCGTCTCGACGAGGAAGCGGATGCGTTCCCGCGAGTTCATGATCGTCCAGTGCTTGCTCTTGTTGAGCCGCCGTGCCGTGTCCATATAGGAGTGATTATCGGACCACAAAGCGGCGACAAGATGCCGCGCAGTGGCTACGTTGTGGACCTTGGATTTCCCGAGGATTTCCTCTGGCGTAGTCTGGAATTCACGGGCGCAAGTCTCGACTAACCTGCGGAAGTCCTCTTGCTCTTGCTCCTCGGTCATTTCCGCGCCTCCCGAAGTAGCTTCACGGCTTGGTTCCGGTCGATTAGGATTGCCGCCGCATCGAAGTCTAGGAACGGGCGCAGGTTCCTGCTGTCCTCGCCACGCCACGTCACAAGCGTGATCGCGCCGCATTGATCGGTTCGGCTTTGGATGCGATACCACTTGGACCCGGCGGCACGGTGGGAACGAATTCGCGGTGCTTGTCCCATATAGGGAGGTTTCTCTAGGTTCATCGGTTCGTGTTTTCTGTAGTTTTCTGGTTCGTCATTTCTGGATTTCGTCGGTTCGCCGTGTCTGATTCCGGGCAAGGTCTTTCATGGCGGCTGCTAGCTTTCGTCCGGCATGGGGTGTAGGGCGCATGGTCCCTGTCCCCACCGAGCAAAAGTAACAGCCCGAGACGCCCGACATTCTCCCTAGGCGCGTGAAGGGTAGGGCTGCGGCCTCACGGACCCGCTTCAAGGCTTCCCTGTATTCCGCCCATATAGAAGCCATTCTAGCCTCATGCCGCGCCTTTTCCGCGTCGATTGAGTTGCATGCCCGCTCCAAGTCGAGAGCCGCCCCGTATAGGGGGTTTCCCCGACTCATGAATCCCCCCTTTCTTTGCTCAATGCATACTCCCTGTCTGGACATTTCTCCTGCTTCCACGGTGGCGGAATGCGTTCAAGGTCCATGCCGAGGATGTTGGCAACTTCCCATGCGATAGTCGGCTCAGTCCATGGGGTGCGCCGCCCCTGGGGAAATTCAACGGACCACGTCTGGTATAGGGCCGAGCGTAGGTTCCACGGTTCGTCTCGCGTTTCCTCCGCCACCTCTAGAGCTAGGAAGCATGCGAAACGTGCCGCGTGATGCGATTGTTCGGGTGGGCATCCGTAGTCCAAAAGCAGGCTTTCGATTCGATTGGTTTTGTGTGCGATCATCAGTCAAAAAGGTTAAATTGAGGGTAGAAGAGTCCGTCGATTTCCTCGGGAGCAAGGCAAACGAGGTTGTCTCCCCATTCCGCCCGTCTCAGCGCGGAATATTGGTTTGCGAGTTCCAGCGTTGGGAACCCGGTTTGGAATCCAATTTCGGTTCCGTGGATTTTAGCGAATTCGTGCGATTTCATATGTTTTCGTTGGTTCGTGTTTTCGGTGGATAGGCGGCCCCGAGTTGCCGGGGCTCGCCCTGTATAGGTGACTTTTCAGCGCGTCACGGCGTGATGGATCAGCACCGCGATTATGGCAAAGAGAATCGCCATCGCGTAAAGGCGCGGGAATCCCATCGCGTCGAGACTGAGCGCGAAAAGGACCAGTGTAAGAAGGAAGTAGGGTTTCACGCGGGCTGATCAAAGGGGATTGCGCGGACCGTCATGCCGTTTCTCTCCGCGTAGTCAAACGCGATTTCCGGGTCATGCTCTGTCCCCTGATAGATGCCCTCCGCATCCTCCACGACATATTTCACGGGTTTGGGCGGAAGGTCCGGCAATGGAACGCATAGGTGCTTTCGGCCTGTCATGCGATAGCCGCGATTCTTCCTATCCACCTCCGCCCTGGTCTTTTTGGCAGCCAAATAAGCGCGAATTTCCGGTGTCATGCGCCCCCCCTTTCGTAGTCAAATTTGACAAGCGCGGCACGGTCGAGGCGCATGGCGATTTCCCGCAGCGCAACCGCCACGTTCCCCGCGTGATCATCCAACGTATCCAAAGCCGACATTTCCGCGCGGATTGCGTCCGGCGCAGTTTCGCAAAGATCCCGGACAACCTGGTAAGCGGATGACACCATAAAGGCTGCCTCCATTAGGCGCATTGCGGCTTGCTCCGCTTGCTCCCAGCCAAGGGGTGCTTTCATCCTTCCCCCCTTTCTTTCGGGTAAATCACCCGCACAAGGTCCGCATCAAATACGGGGAAACGCAAATCCAAGCGGCGAAGAAGTCGCGCCTTGGCTTCCTGTTTTGTCGCGCCCCATGCGGATTCCTGGCCTATTGTGGCCGCGTATCCATGCACCCGTGACAGGGGGCAAAATGCCGTTTCAAGCGTCAATTCCATCCCTCCCCCCTTTCCGCTTGTGCGATGGCACGTTCCAAGGTAGCGTTCACCGCGTCCGCCATAAAAGAGTCCGCGTCCGGGTTGGCAAGCAAGGCCAACGCGTCCCGGCATGCGGCGAGCAGGACAGGCGACGCGGCAAGCAAGCGAGCCATTGGATAATCTGGCACCTCGAAATAATCCGCATTTTCAATATATCGTCTTTCTGCCGCGATTTTCGCGACAAGTAAGCCCGTGGATTTCCCGCTTTCGTTCGGAATGCACAAGCGCAGCATTGCCGGGTGATCCTCAAGGCGCGGCGGATCGACGCAATACGGTTTCGCTTTTCGTTTTGTTTGCATAGTGTTTTCTGGTTTATGGTTTCAATAGGAAATGCTTGGATGCTTTGGCATAGGATCGGTGATGGAATCCAGCCAAGGGTCGCGGGGATAAAAACCAACGCGGAACCCATAGCTGCCCCGGTCATGAGATGACGCTGAAATACTAATGCCCGCATTGCGCTGCCGCGTCACGTCACGGAACAAGTCCGCAATGGTCTTACGGATTTCCGGGCATGCGACCCGCTTTTTTATGGATTTGATCGCCTCCGGCATGGATTCCCCCTCCACGTGAAGTGGGCGAAACGCACCGTAGAAGTAAACGCTTGCATGGACTTTTGACATAGTGTTTTCTGGTTTAGGTTTTCGGCAGTCTCATCAGGCGCGGAATGCCAATCCACGCGACCGGGTAGCCCCGGTTTCGACTTCAAAAGGCGGAAACAATCACGCCACCTTCGAATTCGATCAGCGTCCCACGCGCTTCGATGTATTCACGGATGGTCGCATCGCATTCATCCGATTCGTCGAACGACTCAATATTGAGCTTTTCCGCGACATAGGGGCCGCAATGCTCGAACGCCCAGTCGATCAGGCTAGGGTATTCGCTCCAATCGCATCGGATTGCCACGCGGTCGAATTCGATTTCCTCCCCGGTGGACTCTTCAAGGCCTTCCAAGTATTCCACAAGGGCGAATGCGCCCGCTCGGCTCCATTTGGCGTTTTCGTCAGACGCGAGGATTTCGGCGGCGTGGTGAGTGCTGATGGGCATTTTCATTTCGTTCGGTTTTCTAGTGTTTATGGTTTAGTTTCGGGTCAAAACGCGGCCATGGCGGCGATTCCAAGGCCCAAGGTGCATGCGGCGAGGATAAGCCCCGCCAGCGTATTGCGGACGGACTCAGTGATGGACGCGCCCATGGCGGCCTGTGCGGCAATTGAACCGACAAGGCCAGTGAGCGCGGCGATTAGGATTGATGGGAGCATAGTGGGATGGGTTAGCGGTCGATGGATGGTTTGAACGTATCAAGGGCATCCAATACTTGATGCCCGGCAAGCCAATCGGAAAGCGGCTCCACAGTGGACACGCCGCGCCCACGTTGCCCCTTATAAGTTACATTCACGAGGCAGAACTTGCCCGCTTTAACGGTGACGGACAAGCCGGGAATTCCCGTTCTGGCGCGAGCCGCGAGGGTAGCGGCTTGGAGCGGATTCGTGATTTTCGTTTGCATTGCGTTGGTGGTTTGGTTTGGATTAAAGGGCAAGGTCGATCAGGATGGGCGCGCCGAATTCGTCATTCAACTCGAAGCCCTCCAAAAGACTTCCGATTACCTTGGACGGGTCACTTCCGGGCATGCTGGCGACCAGATGGCCATCTTGGTTTAGGCAAAAGAAACGCGATGGGGAGTAAAACGCGGATTCTCGGATCCGATTCACGGAATCAAGGTGAGCGCGTTCGGCGGGTGTTGCGGGGCGGAATTTCATTGTTGCGTTTGGTTTAGGTTTGGGTCAAACGGTGAAGTCTTGGAAGACATACGCGAGGATGGCCCGGGCAACGGTGAGGACCACCGGAATAAGGAGGATGGAGACGACGACGCAGGCAATGAAGGCGACAATGTCAAGGAGGGGGTTGGATTCGGGGTGCATGGTGGCGGTTGGTTAGTGTTAGGTGTCGCTGGTGGCAACATGGAGTAGACTCGCATGGCCCGGAGAGATTGACAACAACTATTTTCAATTATTTTCGTTTTCCCGAAAACCCCTTGTTTTCCAGCCTCAAACGAGCAACCGGTTGGCTCACCATACCAGTTTCGTTCCCCGCAAAGTCTCCGCGACCGATCCCGGAGCCATCCACTAGGCAAGCCACAAGGTCACCCGCTGCCACCAACTTTCGAGGGTAATCCACTGAACGCATTTTTGCAGTTGACGGGTTTTCCGGGCATCAGTACAATCCAAGCCATACCCCATCACGCGATCGGCGCGGAGCGGATAGGATACCCCAATCACCCGATCGACGACCATAGCTTGTAACTCGCTAGGACTTCGCTTTAAGGTCTTCCCCCTTTTAATTCTAGAAGAATTAGAAGACCAAGGGCAAAAGAAAGGATTGGAACTAAAGCACGATCAAAGAACGCCGATCGAATAATCAATGAAGCTTTGAATGATCAATTAAAGCTTTGAATTGATAGGAATATCCATTGATTCCCTAGAATACCCGTTCCCTTCAATATAAAAAGAACGCCAAGGTGAATAGGACGTCCAAGGAATAAATGACCTTCAATCGAGCCAAAGGCGAGTTGTGTCCATCCATCTCGACAGGACCGCGACAGGCCCACAAGCGACTCACAAGGCCCAGGTGCGACGATAGGACAGGGACAGCGCGAGGACGACAGTAAGGGCCATGGGACAGCGTGACGCCAGCATGAGGCACCAGGGCGCACAAGCGTACGCTTCAAACGGTCGATTGATGCGGTCGATTCAAGCGGGCGTTGGGCTCATGCGAACATGTTCACCCGAACACCGGTGGACGCGGGACAGGCTCGCCAGGGAAATCTGCCACGCATGGACAGGCAGGCACGGGGGGGAGGGGGTCGCGCGCGCGTGTGCCGTAGGTATCGCTATTGGTTCCCCACCCCCACCAAAAATCCCCAAAGGGGGACAGTGTGATCTAGGTCGCGTGAATGGTTGCGTAGGCAATCGTAGGCAATTCTAGGCAAATAATGTAATGCCCCCTAAATAGCGTATTACCGTAATACCTGAACGAAGTGGTTGACAGGTTGGTTGGGCGTGTGCTTTTGTGTGGTTGTTATGCCGCGCGGTGATTCATATCAACTACAGGGTCAGCAAGGAGGAGTAGTCCTCGCTGGAACGTCCACTCAAGGGCAGTTTCGATGGATTCAAGTAATCAACGATGCTGTGTTTGATGATCTTGTTTCCACGAATATTGAGAATGCACAAAGCGATCTAGTGGGGATTACGATTCCTGCTGGTGTCGGGATTGGTGGTTCGTTCACGAACATCTCCCTCTCGGCTGGTGTCGTGATTGCGTATTACGCCTGATGCCTAGTCCAGCGAATGGTCTTGGATTACTTTCGGCCTATAAGCAATATGGGCAGAAGACTAGTTCGTATCTTCGACCATCTGCTGAGAGCGTGATGACTTCGTATGCCGGATATCCGGTTGCAAGCGCACAGTCCGAGGGTCTTGCTAATTGGTTCTCATCTCCTAATGGGATGCGGACTGCGGGGATGGCGATTGGTGAGGGTAGTAACAACATTGATGGTCCAATGCGGATTGTGATCAATCCTTACTACTTCCCGAATAGTCCTCGCGGCAATATCCAGAAGAATGCGTTGATTCGCCTTGAGGCGGCTAGGCACAAGATGGTCGAGCCGGGATTCAAGATGCCCGACTTTACGATTACCCCAGAACTTCAGAAGTGGCGAGAGAAGACGTTCAACAAGGAAGATCCATACTACTCCGATGACAAAGCATTCAAGGAGAGCGTAATCTCTAGGATTATGGTTGGTGATACTGGCTCGGATCCAGACAATCCGATGCCTATTCCTAAAGGAGCGGACCTTGCTGCTCAACAAGTCATGGACACACTGGAAAGCGAAGACAAGAAGCGCAGGCCATTGCTGTCTGAAATCCTAAAGAAACTCACTTTTAAGTAATGCCTGCTTACCGATCATCTGGTGGTTTGGATGACAGAATCCTAGCGGATGGTGACCGTGGGTTTGTGGGGATGAACCAGAGGTTGCAGCGTAATCAGTTGCAGCCGGGTGAAGTGTGGTTGTCCAAGAACGGGCGGATCGAAGGGTATTGGCAGGGGCGTAAGGGGATCGTCCTTAGGAGCGGAGTGTTGGATGACGGGAGTGACCCATTGATGCTGCCGTTTGGGATCTTCGATGACCCCAGTTCCACGGTAGACAATACCCTTGAGATTTCGTCTGCGTTTCGGCAGGACAACCGAGTGGTGATGACCATGGCATCCGGTATTGGGATTGACATTGATGCCGAGATGTGGGTCTACCTTGGTGATTTTGGCGCACCTGGAACAGATCCACTCACTGGAGCCTCCCTTAACGTCGATGCTGGTCTTTACTACATGCGGGTGGATTCACCTACGCGCTTGAGCTTTGCCCAGACCGGTTTGGCTGAAACGCTGACCGTTAGCGCAACCGTAGGGTATGTCGATACGGCTACGTTGGATGATACAGCATCCAGCACAATCCTTGGTTCCTGCGTGTTCTCCAATCCGGCGACCCAGTTGGAGGAATACATCTTCCTT